ATTCAGCAGGGAATGGATCGTTAGCAATATAATCTATTGCTTGTGTTTGTGGAATGTTACGTCTTAATACAACTGTCTGAGTTGATGTTGGAATATTACCTGATGTAAATATAACTGATCCACCACCTGATGCACCAGCACCTGTTACAGTATAGTGGGTTGTAATAGTCTTGATTGTTTCAGTTCCATCAGTAGAACGAATGATTACTTGAATATCTGAGTCTTGGAATATCTTGAATGTGTATGAGAAAGTAGTTGTAGAGTTATCACCACTATAACTGTTTCTAACTGTAGTTGAAGATATTGTCATGGTTTGTCTATATTAAATTTGTTTGTAAATGTCTATCATATTTATTCTGATCTTTCAGGTAAATCAGACTCATCAACCATATATTGTAATACGTTTTTAACGCCAAGTAAGTTTTGATAAGGCAATACTCTTAATATACTATAAGCATCTTTTTTACTAAAATCATATTCTTCATCAAATAAAGATTTACCAACTCCTCTTGTAGATTCCCCAATTTGTTTAATTAAAGATATTGATGGATTTCCATCCCAAATATTAGAATCTAATCCTGTTGTTCTATAGTTAAACAAAGGATCAAATCCACTTGTATAAGCAAGTGTATCAAACAATGGTGGTATTATTGTTGAATATGTATTTCTTTGAAATGTAGCTTTTGCTATTGCCAAAGGATCTAATTTTTCTTCTAAAAATCTGTCTTTTTCTTGTGAACCCTTTCCTTGAGCATTTAAATATGTTTGAACAACATAACCAAGTCCAGCAATAAAAGAACCAATCATAAATTTAGCAAAAAAATTAAAATCACGCATATGTAATCCATGTAATAATTGTTTTGCATAAGCATTTGTTACAAAACCTCTAAATTGTATAAGAGATTTTCCAAGACTAGAATCTGGTAATCTTAAAAAACCTATTGCCTCTCCATAATTATTTTCTTGTACAATCCTTTTTAAATGTCTTGCCATATATAAAGACATACGATTAACTAAATCTTGATCATCCCAATCATCAACATTTAATCTTCTTATTTTTCTTCCTGTTAATCCTCCTTCAATAAATGAAGATTTTTCTCTAATACTTTTAAATACAGCTTGTAAATCATCATCAGTAAAACCTATATTTTTATATCTTCTTATATCTTTTGCTTCTAATTTAAGTTCACCAGTTGCATGTCTTGCTAATTTATTAAGAGAAATTACTGTTGCTAATCTTCTCGAAAAAGCATCTACTAAATGAAATCCAGAAGCATCTGTAGTAATTCTTGATCCTATATCAGCTATTTTTTCAAACGTTCCAACTCTAGAACTAGCACCAGCAAAATCATCTGTTCTATTTAAAACAGAATCTGTAAGTCTATTTGAACCAGTTCCACTAATTAATGTTTCTATTTCATCAAGCAATTCATTAGAAAGTTTACCATCTTTTGCTCTTGTTAATAATTTTTTCCATTCAGGTATATGTTTTGCAAAAGCAATAAAACCAGCTTCACCAATAACGTTTCCAAGTTCTGGTAATTGTGCAAATCCTACTTGGTTAAATAAATTTACATAATTGTATTTTCTTACATTTCTTAATACTACAGCAAACGTAGAATTAATATCTGAGTCTGTTGGTATACCTAAAATATTTTTATAAATAGTATCAAGAACTCTTAACTCTCTTTCTTTTTTAGCTCTTCCTAAAACACTATTATACATTTTAGCAACTTCTGGAATATCATAAGATTGAGATATAACATTTAAAACTTTAGCAAAATCAGAAGAAGATTTAATACCAATACTAGAAAATGCAGCATGACCAGACATTTGATGTAAATAAGAACCAATAACTCCCTCTGCGTTGTTATCTAAAAAATCACTAAATTTAATATTAATCCCATTAATTACTTCATTATGATTTTCGTCAAAACTAGCTCTTCTTTTAAATCTTGCTGGAACATTTCCTTTTTGAGGTTTTAATAAAATTCTACTTAAATTATTTACTTCAGAATCTGTTAGTTTAGTATAGTCTTTTAATATTTTTCTCAATTCAGATTCGTCTGTAGTTTTTAAAATACGATCAATAGATAGATTATCTCCATATCTTGTAGTTTTAACCATTCTTAAAATATGTTTAGCAAGTGAAAATCCATCTTCATCTGACAAATTTCTAGAACCTTTTATTAAAGAATTTTTTAAAAATTTAATTACGTTTTCTTCTTTTATTTTTTCACTTATTTTTACTATTTTAGAAACCATCCAACTTCTTGGAAAATAATTTGGATTATCCAATATATCCGCTGCTCCTGCTATTCCTTGTTTTTTAAAATCATCTAACATTTCTTTTAAAAATATTCTTGAATGTTGTGCTGCTTTTCTTACGCCTGGTTCATCAATAACCTCACCTCTAATTGAACGACCAACCATTTCAGAAAAATCAGAAATATTATTTATAGATGCTGATTTAATAAAAACTTTTTTTGAATCTAAATATTCATCTAATGCTGGTTTATATCCTTTATAAAATTTAATTAATTTAGTTTGAAAATAATTGTTTTTAAAAATATCTGCAGTCAATATAGATGGTGAGTAATCTTTATTTCCAACAGCCTCTTCAGCCATTTTTTCTGCAAATGTTCTCATTGCAGGATTTGGTGATGTTCTTAATACAGATGATTTGTCAAATCTTATTGCACTAAAAGCAACATTTGGAGTTTTATCAATTCTTTCAAATACATTTTGCAAAACATCATCACCCTCTATTAGATTACTAATAGTTTTTATTGCTGTTCCTTGATCAGCAGCATATTGTTTTTTGTTAGAAAATATAAAATTTTTTTGTTCTTTTGCCAAATCATCAAACTCATCTGTATTTTTATTTTGATCAAATAATTTTGGTTGTTTAAAATATTTATTTCCTTTTTCTGTTATTTGATAACCATCATTTTCTAAATTAAATTTTTCTAAAGATTTTCCATATTGCTGTGCAATAGCTTCAGATTTAATAATAGCAGGATGTTTAGGTGCAAGAAATCTAGTAAGAGCTGTTCCAACTAAACCACCAAATAACATATTATATCCAATTTCATTTAATTGCCTTGTTGGATCTTCTGCTATAAAAGGTGCTGTTATCAAACCACTTGTTCCAGCACCAACTAATCCAGATCTAACATATTGAGATAATCTTGAAATTTTACTTGAATAAACAAATGGAGCAGCAGCACCAAGGGTTGCTGATGTAACTAATGCAGCAGGAACATCTAATATAGAAGCAGCAACTCTTAATCCTATACCAGCGTAACCTAATGTTGCTAATTTTTCATTATTTTCTTGAGTATCTAATATTCTTCTTTTTATTTGATGAGCTTGTGCAAGAGAAGTGGCACTTCCAAATGAATCCCAATATTTTTCATCAACACCATCTGTAACTTCATTAAATGTTTCTTCTGTAAATTTAAAATTATAATCAGGAATTAGTTCTTCTTTACCAAAAGTTCTTAAAACTAATGGCAAATATTGTTCTTCGTTGTAAGCAATTTTTACTCCCTCAAGTAAAGAAATTTTTTCTTGTTCTTGTTTTTCTTTTAAAATTTTTTCATCTTGTAGAGTTAAATAGTCAGTATTAATAACTAAACCGCTTAATGTTTCTGATGACATATTAAGGAATTAGTTGAGGTTCTTGTTGTTTCAATAATTTTTCTTGTGTTTTTTCTTGAATAGAAATTACTTCTTTACTTTTTTCTTTCTTAGATAATTCTTTACGTTCATTATTTATTAGTTTCATTTCAGCAAATGTAAAAGATAAACGTTTACCATCATCAGAATAAACAGGATGTAATACAGATCTATTATAAATATCAAATGTTCCAGCTCCACTATGTTTTAAATAATAATCTTTAGGATCTTCATCTGGTATATATTTTTTAACTATAAATTCTTTTGTTGGAATAATATTTTCTAAGCCATCTATAGATTTAAATGGATGTATATCTCTTTTTAAATAAGCAAATTTATCTATAACAACAATATCTTTTTTTAAATCTATTAAAGTTTGTTTTTGTGCCTCATCTGGACTAAACCCAGATGTAATATAAATATCAAATAAAGATTCTCCATAACTTAATATATCACTACTATTTGTTGTTTTAATACTTGAAAAAGCATTTTTTATTTGAATTAAACTTGAATCTCTTTTTCTTTCATAAGATGGGAGAGATGTAATCTTTAAATATTTACTTTGAACATCTACAGCAGTAGAAAATGCTTGTTCACTTGTGTAACCTTTTATTCTTTTTAAAGTTAAAACATTTCTATAAAATTTATATTCTTTATCTGTAGTATATTCATCAAGTCTTCCAGTTTGTTCTGCAGCATCTGCAATATCTATTGCTCTTAATGCTGTTGGTGTTATTTTTTTTTCTACTAAAGCTGTATTAACTCCATTTTTTAAAATAGATTGATATGTAGGAGCAACTCTACCAACGCCTTTAAAAGTATTATCAACTTCAGCAAATATTTGACCACTTGTTTTTTCTGGAGAATATACTTTTTGAGTTGCTATTTGTTCTATATTTTCTAAAGTTTCTTTATTATCAGAATTAGTTCCTGTTAAAACATCAATACCTTTATTAAAATTTTCATATATCATTGTTCCATCTGCAACTTTTTTAGATTGTTCTTGTGCCTGTAATATTAACTGGCTTTTTAAATTTAAGTCTGCATTTTTATATAG